ATATTCAAGTCACCAACTGCAAAAGTTCCTGTGGTCAATGATCCTGACACAGTTGTGTTACCCGTCGTGGCAACGTCCGCCGTGTTCAACGTTCCTACCACTGTTGTGTTTGGTATGATTCTGACCTGTCCTGTTCCCGATGCGTCTAGTTCTAGGTTTGCATTCGAGGCGTTGGTTGTGATTGTGTTGTCGGCCATTGAAATACTATCAACGGTCACCGTTCCTGTCATCGTGGCCGCGTTGATTGTAGGTGCTGTTAGAACTTTATTTGTTAAAGTTTGAGATCCTGTTAGTGTGGCAACCGTTCCATCAATCGCCGTTGTGACTGTGTTTCCCGTCGCACTTGTGGTTATACCAGTTCCACCAGAGAACTGCATCACCTCCGAATCAAGATCAATTGAATTGGTAGTCGAGTCGTCTGCTGTGAAATCTAGATCTGCGGCTGTTACCTGTGCATCAACATAGGCTTTGATAGATTGTTGTGTTGCCAAAGCAGTTGCTGAATCTGATCCCATGGCATCTTCGTCTAGTATACCTGTTACAGTTGCACCCGACGCCAGTGCCAATGATGTGCTCAAAGTTGTGGCACCTGTGATCGTTGCCGCACCCGCGACATTCAACGTGCCTGTTGTCTGTATGTTCTCTGCTATTGTGATCTGTGTCGAATCGTCAGAACTCAAGGTCGTGCCAACGAATTTCATCGCACCCAGTTTGATGCTACCTGTGCCATTTGGTGTGATGGTTATGTCACCGTTAGTGACCCCTGTTGTGATAGCGAACGTGTTCACATCTAGATTTGCATCAAGCGTGTTGATGTCATTATCTGTACCGTAAAGTTCCACGAAGTTGTCGTTGATCTTGTCAAATGCTGTTCTTAGTGGATCACCCGTGCCGTCGTTAGCACTTGATCCTATGTTGATGTTCTGTCTAGCCATACTTTATGTTAATCCTTTTTTGTTATGGGTATTTATCGTAAATTCTATAAACCTAATGTAATTATTATAGGTCTATTATGACTCTCTGGAATTTGAACACTGTGCTGTCGTTGGTGATGTTGGTGGCCAATAACCTGACGTTGCCATCATCGATGTCCGCCGTGAATGTGCAAAGTGGATCCGTGTAAGATCCCGTGTTTCCAAACACGGTAACGTAGGCCTCCGTGGTGCTGTCAGCACTTGGGCCGTGTACCAGTGTGGCTTCCACCATCTCGAACCTGCTGTTGGTGGTGTCTGATATGGAGATGTAGTATTTGGCACTCCTGTACGAAGCACTAGACCAACTGTCTATGACGGTGGTGGCAGATGTGGCCACAGTTGCGGTGTTGTCACCGATCTCGGAGTGGTTCAGTGTTGATGCATTCGATATGGTCACGAATCCTATGTTGCCCGCACCGTCCGTCTTCAGCACTTGGCCCGCTGAACCGTCTGACGTTGGGAAACTGAAACCGCTGATGGACACCGTTCCCGTGCCATTGCCTGAAAGTTCTAGGTCGGCGTTAGAGGCATTTGACGAGATCGTGTTGTCTGTTATGGTCACACCATCGATGGTCATTCCACTTGTGGTTGACAATGTGGTGAATGTTGCCGCCACCGGTGTGGTCGCACCGATCACGGTGTTGTCGATGGCACCACTGTTGATGTCCGCTTTGGCCATCACTACGGATCCTGTTCCGCTCGCTGATAGCACTAGTTCTGAGTTGGACTGCGTGGTTGTGATCGTGTTGTCTGTGATGTTGATATTGGAATCTATGGTCAGGTTGCTGATGTTCACTGTTCCGGTACCTCCCGGTGTTAGGTTCAGGTCAGCGTTTGAACTGGTGGCTATGATATTGTCATTGAACGTGATGTTGTCTATGGTGGTTGTACCCGTCAGGGTCGTTGCTCCTGTGACAGACAAAGTCGAAAGTGTTGTGAGTCCACTCACGTCCAGTGTTCCTGTAGTGGTTATGTTCTCATCGCCGAAACTGATATCTCCAGATGAGTCGGTGATCGACCCATTGGCCAGTGTTAGGTTTCCAATCGTGGATCCTGTTGCCACAGTCATGGTGCCCGTGGTGGTTATGTTCTCATCGCCGAAACTGATGTCCCCCGATGAGTCAGTGATCGACCCATTGGCCAATGTTAGATTCCCGATTGTGGATCCTGTTGCGGCATTCAATGTTCCCACTGTGGCCGTGCCTGAAACACTAGCAGTTCCGTCTACGATCAAATTCTCGTTGATGTTGATCGCTGTGGAATCATCCGAGCTCAAACTTGTCCCGTTGATTTTCAATGCTCCAAATATCACAGATCCGGTGCCATTCGGCAGTAAATTTATGTTTTCATTTGATCTCGTGCCTTCGATGTTGTTGTCATTTATCCTGATGGCCGGGAAGGCCACGGCACCGGTGCCTGCAGGTGAGAACACCAGATCATCGTTTGATCTAGTGGCGGATATCTCGTTCCCGCTGAAATCAAGGTCACCACCTGTGAGTGGAGATAGGTACAGTTCCGTGAACATGTCGTTCACTTTAGTCATTGCGGATCTCAGAGTATCACCTGTGCCGTCGTTTGCGTTTGAACCTACATTTAATGTTTGTTGTGCCATGTTATACTTTTATCACCCTTTTCACGAATTTTATTACTTGGTTGTTAGTGTTATTTACTGTTCCTAGCAACCTAACGTTGCCGCCCGATATGTCCGCACTCAACACTATTGATTCATACGCAGTTGATCCATCTCCCTGACCGTTGCCTACACGTGCAAAAGAACTGACATAGGCGTTGGTCCCGTCGTGTGTGACGTTGGCCTCCACCAATGCGTACCTGTCCGCGGTGCTGTCTGACATCTGTATCAAATATTTCACGCTCCTGTGTGTTGACGCACTGAATGAATCTATGGTCTGTGTCGAGGAGTCGCCTGTTATGGTGACCGTGCCATCCGCTATGTCTGATTCCACGTACAGGATTGGGAAGGTGGTCAAGGAGAGGTTCTTGGATGCATCCGTCTTTATGAATTGTCCCGCCGCATATGAGTTTGGCCAACTGAAACCATTTATTGAAACGTTGCCTGATCCACTGGCACTGATCTCAAGGTCAGCGTCGGTGGTGTTGACCGTGATCTGGTTGTCCTTGATGTTGAGCTGTCCTGCATTTAACTGTGTGTTTGTGAAGGACACCGTGGTGAAGGTTCCAGCGGCCGGTGTGGAGGCGCCTATCACTGTGTTGTCGATGGTGCCTGAATCTAGATCGATGTTTGAAATCTGTGTGGAGCCCGTGCCATTGCCTGACAGCACCAGGTCGTCATTGGATCTGGTGACCTTGATCACGTTGTCCGTGAGGTTGATGCTGGAGTCTATGGTGAGATTGCTGACATTGACAACTCCCGTGCCACCTGGCGTAAGATTCAGATCCGCGTTTGAACTGGTTCCTATTATGTTGTCATTGAACGTGAGGTTGTCCACCGTGGTAGTTCCGGCAAATGAAGATGCACCGGACACTGTGGCACTACCCAATGTTGTTGCTCCTGCATTGAAATTCCCCGTGGTGGTTATGTTCTCGTCGCCGAAACTGATGTCTCCAGATGAGTCAGTGATTGACCCGTTTGCCAGTGTTAGGTTACCTATAGTGGATCCTGTGGCCACAGCCAGTGTTCCTGTGGTGGTGATGTTCTCGTCGCCGAAACTGATGTCTCCAGATGAGTCCGTTATGGATCCATTGGCCAAAGTTAGATTCCCGATTGTGGATCCTGACTGAGCACTCATGGTGCTGGATATCACTACGTTTCCGGTGGTTGTGAGATCACCGTCCACTGTTAAATTTTCATTAATGTTTATCGTGCTGGAATCGGTGGCAGTGATTGACGTACCAGAGAATCCCAGTCCGTCTATGACCAATTGACCTGATCCGTTTGGTATGAATTTTATGTCCTCGTTTGATCTTGTGCCCTCGATGTTGTTGTCGTTTATCTTTATCGCCGGGAAAAGCACAGCACCAGTGCCGGATGGTTTCAACACTATGTCCGCGTTGGAATCGGTTGAACTGATCTCGTTCTGATTGAAGCCCAGCGTGGTTGCAACCAACGGATCAGCGTACAACTCCGTGAAGTTGTTGTTGATCTTGATGCCCGCACGCCTTATGGTATCGCCCGTGCCGTCGTCCGCGGTTACACCTATGTTTATCAGTTCCTGTGCCATAATTTAATGGTATTTATGGTTACGGAGAGACGTTCTTGAATGGATGATCACTGGGCAGATTACCGGTCAAACCCCACTTGTGCGCCAGGTATCCCTCGGCCTTTTCGAGTGTTGTGATATCTGTTGCACCCGTACCTGGTAAGTCAGCCACCATCATAAACTCCGCACATTTGCCTGCAAGTCGATTGCCGCCTCTGTTTTTACAAATTCTAACGTCCTGGTTGGTGTTGATGGCATTGTCATAGTCGTTGACTGGGGTGAATATGTTAGCACCACTTACTCTACAACCAATTTGATTGCCTGTCTTGTTTAAGAAAAGGGAAATAATATACCAAGTGTGATTAGATAAACCACTGTCCCAGGCTTGACTGTTGCCTATAGTTGATGAGATTCTATCGGAACTCAATCCATCCAGATCTAACTCACCATCCCAAGTACTGGCGTTGCTGGCACTGATAGCATAGTCTCTCTTTGAACTGGCCGAGACTGTGCTGTTCTCCACACTCCAGAATGAGTCTTTTACGTTGTCAACTGATGTGTAATGGAATACTCCAGCACACCAATGATTTCCGCTTGATGCTACTGCTTGTTCCGAACTTGTTGTAAAATCCTCCGCGCCATCAAAACTAAATGTGTTATAACCGTTTAGGCCTGTTAGGTTATTAGGTGTTCCTGTTATAGTAATTGTTGAGAAGTTTCCTGACTTATCTGTCACAGCAGTGTACTCATTCGAACTTAATGTATAACTGTTAGTGTCCGCCCCGTCTATCCAAAATGATGTGCTGATGCTGTCTGAAGGATTCCAATTGCTACCGCCAACTGTGATGATGTGTCTGTGTTTACCCAGAGGCATCCAGTCCTCCTATGATGACCTGTAGTCCTTGGCAATGTTGCCCAGGAAGTTGGTTCCGTCGTTGATGATCGTCACGACATCGATGTCTCCACCGCCTGTGGATAGTGTGCTACTGTTGGATGGGAACTTCACAGCACTTGAACCGTCAGTGCCAAATGTGGCCGTCCTTGTTCCTGTGCCATCCTGTGTGATGATCAATGTGACTGAACCACCCGTTGGTAGGTTGGTGATGTTGAATTCTGTGTTAGTGCCTAATGTGACAGTGTGTATGCTGGCCGCCGAACAGTCAACTGTGATGGTCGAGCTCGAAGTTAATGAATTGATCTTCTCAATGTATCCGGCGTTGAATGTCACCGGACCCTGTGCGACAACTCCGCCCGTGCCCGATGGGTCAAGTGTGATGTCGGCGTTTGAAGGTGATTGAATAGTTGAACCGTTGAATGTTATGTCACCCGTTGAACCACCGCCCACTGAATCTGCGTATGCTTTCACAGCCGCTGATGTTGGGATTGTCGTGTCGTTGTTGTTTGATCCTATGCCCTCACCTGCTGTCACTATGCTGGCCGCGGCAAAGTCCGCAACTTCTAGATTGCTTATACTATTTCCAGTGCCGTTGGCGTCTATTGTCTTGTTGGTGAATGTCAATGTGTCTGATGCTATGTTGGCATCCTCGGCATCAACATAGGCCTTGATCGACTGTTGTGATGCGATCGCTGTGGCACTGTTTGATGCCATGTTGTCCTCGTCAAGGAACACACCCGAAGTGAAGTCCGCGATGTCGATGTTTGAAATACTATTGCCCGTGCCGTTGGCGTCGAATGTCTTGTTGGTAAATGTTGTTGTTGAACTCGCTGTGACATCACCTGCCGCTGACGCTTCCAATCCTATGGTGCCTGTGCTGTGATCGTACGTGAACACGTAGTTGTCTTCGCTGGCTCCCACAGTTTGATCTGCGTTGAAAGTAAAGTTACCTAACACAACATTACCTGTTCCGTTAGGAGTGATCGTGATGTCCGAATTTGTAGTGATGCTTGAGATTGTGCTGTTTTGTATTGATAAAGTGTCAATCTCTATAGAACCTGTTCCGTTGGCCTGTAGTTTTAGGTCACCGTTCGTTACATCAGTGGCTATTAGACCAGATGATCCATCCCTCACCAAAGAGTATACTTCCGTGAAATTCGTGTTGATTTTCTGCATAGCGGTACGTAGAGTATCGCCTGTGGCTGGATTTCCCTGTACACCTATATCTATATTAATTCTCGCCATAATCTGATACTCGTATTTATTAAATACGAATATGTTCGTAGAAACCCTTAAAACCATCAAGTTGTACAAGAGGGAGAGCAAGTACGGGGTCATGCACAACTATCGAAGGCGGAACATGATCTACGTGTTCAGGTGTGACGCCTGTTCCGAGACATTCCAGAGGCCCAAATCCAAGGTGGATCCCGCTCGTGCCTCAAACGACTACAAGCACGTGTGCAGTAATTGTGATTCCAAGAAGTTTGCCCAAAGCGTGGGCGTCAAAATGCGTCGGGTGTATCAACTGGACGCCAGCAGTACCAAGACCCTATAACTGTCTCCACCGGATGTCGTTCCTGTGGCCGTCTATCCATCTCTGTAGGTCAGCGTAGATGCCACACTTTATATTTGGCTGATCAAAGTACCAACGCAGGAACGGATTGCCCTCAAGATATTCCTTGCGGTTGATGAAATAGAAGTTTGTTTTGGGAAATTTCCTGAACGTCTGCCTCAGTTGATACATCCATTCATACTTGAGGTAGGCCTTCATGCTGGCCCTGTCTGGATAGTTTGTGCTGTTCTTGTAGATGTTGTTCTGTATCCTGCTGGGCGTGTCCATCTCCCATTGTTGGGCACCCATTATGTCGAACGCCATTATCACTATGTTCTTTATGCCGGACTCCGCGGCCATCAACACCGCACTGCAACCGGAACCACGTGCCTTGGAGAAGTCGTTCGTTTTGATCTTGCCACCTTTCTTTATGTCACCACCACGCCATAACCTGTATATCTTCAGTCCCTCTGGCACGTCCATCTCATGGTCATCTTCACACAGGTAGTTCCAAGCACTGATATCATCAGGACCATGGATACTCGGTGATTCCTTGCCGTTGTTGTGCCAATTGGCCAGTTCCTCGTACATGGGAGGGTTCACCGCCACTATGTGATCACACAGCATGGGATGATCCCTGTATATGGCATTACAACCATATATGATTCCATTGCCTTTCAAGTGATCTATTGGGAAGATGTTTCTCGATTCACCGTTGCCTATTATGAATGCTGTATCCATTACACGCCAAATGATTCTCCACAACCACAGGCGCTGGTCGAATTTGGATTTGAAATCTCAAACTGTGATCCAAAAGTTTCCTCTATCCAGTCAATCTTTGTGCCCGCCACGTACAGCATCGAAGTCTCGTCAACGACAAATCTTCCTGTGCCCCAGTCGGTCATTTCATCACCTTCTTTGACATCTTCCTTTTTGTCTATGAATCCCCATTCGTACTTGAAACCAGCACAACCACCGCCATTGACGGCCAGGCTGACTGCGTACTTGTCAGGGTTTTTTGAAAGCAGTTTCTCCATCTGTGCCTTAGCGGGATCTGTAATATCAAACCATTTCATACTATTAATTATCTCTATCTCTTGCCACTGTTTTGTATTCCAACGCTCATCCAGAACCTAGTGGCATCCAGTTTCTTCTCGAAACTCATGTAGGCGTTCTGATGCTCCCAATGGTTCTTGGGATTCTCTATCTCGCCCGCTGGTTCGAACCACCATCCCCACTTGCCTTCACAATTTTCCTGGCACCATTCTATACATTCACCCATGACACCATTTGAGTTGAGATCGATGTTGAACGCAAATTTCTGCATGTATCCGCAATCGTCTGGGACGTCCGACATCTCTGGTTTAACTTTCTTTACTTTGACTTTACCGTAACTCCTCATCACTTCCAGTTGTCCACCACCCATTGGTCGGCACACTCCATGGGATTAGGTGAACCATGGAAAACCGCCACTCGGTTGCCTGGTTCTATCTTGGCAGGTGTCCGAAAGAATTTCTTCCCATCTTTTGTCAATAACTTTGTGTCTTTGAGACCTATCATCTCCCATTTGTATGATCTTATCCATTCCTCAGGGAACCAAGTGATATCATTGTGTGCCTTCTTCGTTATCCAGTCCTGATCTCCATGATTCTGTTGCATGACCTGTGCTGACCTGTCCTTGAAGTCCATCCACAGATAGTCCATCGTGCCCGCCTCCCATCGCATACAACTGGAGTTTGACAGTTTCCAGTCTTTTATCCTACACCTGTTGAAGTCCCTTATGATATTGAACTTTCCTGTATGGGTGAACAGTGGATCGATGTTGTCGAATATCACAACGTCCAGATCAAAAAACAAAATGTTACCCTTGACGGGCATCTCGGGTGCGAACATCCATAGTTTGCTCCACCAGGACTTGATCCATGGATCATTGGGCAACTTTACAGCGTTGATGTCTGTATCCAATCCATTAGGATCATCTGTTAGGCAGTGGAACTGATAGGGCACCGTTGTGTGCCTTGCCACCATGTTCTTAAGAACGTTAGCATAAACTGAAGGATATTTGCTACCCCACTTAACGCACACTACGTGATTCATATCCTCGCTTCAACCCTTCTATCTGTATCTGTTTCCATTCATCTCCGTCAAGTGTGTATGGGTAATCAGTCTCTACCGACGGTCCATATATTGTCCTAATGCTGGTTATGTTCAAATTGTCATTCATGACTCTGTGTATCTTATGTATGGAGGCATCTGTGCCAAATGTTCTCTGTAGATCAACCTGTCCTATCTTGATGTATCCAAGCGACAACTTCGGATCTTCCCAATCGTACCCGTTGTCTTCCAACCATGACCTGTATTCGTCCATCTCTTTCTTCTTGAAATCATCCTGCTCGGTTATTGTTTTACCCCACTCAACATCAAACTCACCAGAATAATATCGTTGGTGGTTGATCTCAGAACACAACGCCTCGGTCATCTTTGGTGCGTGTTCATCTCTGAATACTTCATACAGTGTCTTGCCAACCTGGCTCCAGTGCAAGTACACACCACCCAATTCCCTATCATACCTGTTTTCCTTGAACAGTTCAAAATCCTCTTCGTGTAGGTCGTGCCTGGGTGCGTTGAGAAAGGTGGTTATCTGAGATGGCCTCATCCATTCCGGTTCGAATGCCTTTTTCCTGTCGGCGTTGACCCAACTTTCGATCTCGTGGCAGATGTTGTTGAGTTGTCGGATCGCGTATTTGGTTTCTGCGTCTGCCTGTTTGTAGTAGTCGGACATTTGCCAGGCGGTGCCCTGTAGTTCCTCGAAATACCTATGCAGTAAATTACAGGCCTCGTGTTTGAGTTTTTTACCTGGACTGTTCTTGCCCACCGGCAGTCTTGAACTGTACTGGAAATCGTCAGCACTGAAAGGATGTATCTTTTCATACGCTGGACTGAAGTCAAAGGAGTTTATTTTGGCGATACTTTTATTAAGTTCACCCACGAGATGCTGTAGATTCCTCTTTGAATCTGCGAAACCAAGGAAGCAGAAGTTCTTTTCTAATATTCTTTGTTGTTTAAGGTTGTCCTTCAAGGCCGCCAACCACCTGTGTCCTAAGGGGGTGTCGTATATCTGGAAGTAGTAGGCCTTTTCGGTCAGGCCCACCCTAACTATATCATGGATGAATTTATTCTTTTCTGTAGATGGCACTGTTGGCTCCGTGTTCCATACATTCCACTTCCACCACGTAACATCTGTTGTCAGTCTTTTCCCTGACCAACTTGTCCGCGAAGTCAAATGCGTGTTTGGCGAACATCTCCGCACCGACACCATCGAACTCCACGATCTCCGCTAGGTCGTGTTTCTCAAGTTCTTTTAACTTGTCCAGGTGTGGGTCATTGATGTCAACAGCGGTCTTGTGATCGAAGTGATCCTCCAACCATTTCTTCAGTGGCTTCAGTGATCCGAAATCCACCGCCCAGTTCTTGTTGTCCAGTCGATCGCAACCGAATGTGAATCTGAATGCGAGGCTGTATCCGTGTAGCAAATGGCAGTGTGAGTGGTCTGCGTTGGGTTGTCTGAACACGCAGGCTAGTCCTATGTTGTGTCCGTATGTTTTAGTCGAGTAGTAAGTCATCGTTTCTCCTTGCGTTGATGACTTGCAGAGTGTTTATAGAGGGTTGAAAGTCTTGAGTCCTCTCGATCATCAGTTCAACTTCTTGTCCAACTTCTGATCCATGTCCATCTGGAACGCTGTGTCTCTGATGCGATCCGTCAGTTCGTTCGGTATATTTAACTCACCGTCTATGATACTCTTAAGGAAGTGTATCATCACAGTGAACTCGTTCCTGTTGGCCACGGTTTCTGGATCTATACCGTGTTTCTCCATGGCGTTCAGCATGGCTTCTGATACATCTACCAGGGCCTTGATGCTCGTTGAGTGCTTGTCAAAGTGTGCCATTAGGTTATGATGCTGGGTTTCTTGGGAACCTCGATCTTGCTGAACACCCTGTTGTATTCATCGGCGATCTTGTCATTAATGTGTGCTATCGAAATCAACTTGTCGATGGCGATGTTGAACGGTTCGTCCTGTTTAGCAGTGGAGAAAAATGTACCAAATGCCAGACCCTGCGGACCATTCATCAGCACAAGTGCCTTCTCGATACTGACGTATCGTGTGTCGGTCCTGCTGAGATATTTTGCGATGACTTCTTCCCCTGAAGCCAATTTAAGAGTAACTAGATCTCCATCTTTTATTTTATCAAACATATCCTTATTATAAACTATCCTACTAGATTGTCAATGTATTTCTTCAATTCCTTGTCCTCGACATTGGGTGGTATGCGATTCATAAAAAATATCTGGTAACTATCACTTCCGTACTTGCCTATGCCGTGTAGGTCATTGGCATCCTTGCCGTCCCATTCAAGGTACTGTGCCGTCATCCGTCTTATTCTTTTTGACCTTACCTCCCACATGCCCAACGGTTTGAGCATTTCCTGTTGTGTTTTCAATCTGCCTCTTAGGTACGCTCGCGGGTTGGGATATCTTGCGAACAACTTTGGTAACACTATCTTCACATGTTTCCTGTAGGTAAGATTCAGACACATCACGCCCACCATGTGCTTCCATTTCTTGTGCGGAGATTTTATTTGTTGTTGGACCATCAGGTGATCCACCATCGGTTTGATCATATTATAATTTTATATGTTATTTGCTTTTTGTCAACTGCTTGTTGATGAACCGGGCCATGCCGTCGTAGGTTTCCTGGAACACGTTGGAGTGCTGGCTCCATTCCTTTGGCATCTCCCAACGATCATGGTTCACAACTATCCATCGCGTGTCTGGATCTGAATATCCCATCAACTTGTGGAATTGGTATATCCAGTAACTGGGATCAACAGGTCTCTTGATGTATGTGTAACCTTCCGATCCTGTGTACATGTTGTTGATTTTGCCTTTTTCCAACGGATGTAGATCGAAACCCAACATGAATATGGCCTTGGGTTTGAAAGTAAGTCCTACCACTCCTGCGTAAGGGCCTGTGCCCCAGTGGAATGGCTCGTCCTGTCTCCGCTCTCCCTTATAAGGTAGGTCGGGAAATTTTTTTACGTTGGGCCAGTGTGCGAATTGGTCCGCCCAGTTGTCCCTGGTGTAAACAGTGGTGCCTTTACCAACCGCGTTCACGGCCTGCTGGCACATATGTCTGTCAGCACAAACAAGATATTCAGTGACGTAGTCTCTGTAGATTGCGTTACAACCTATTACCGTGCTGAATATTTTCAATGGCGAGATGTCAAATCCCCTACGGCTTTCACCGTTGCCGATTATACTAACATACTTGGTCATAATGCTATTTAATCACCCCTTTAAACGCACACAGGCGTCTGTATACTGCTGGTAAAAATGAAATAGGAATAGTTGTACATATCACTCATTTCCGTTGATTAAATGCCATACGGTGAGATATTTGTCCCAGGCCTTTTGCAGTGTTGGATACTTCCTCCGCAGTGCTATTGCTTCTGCACCCACCATTTCCGACTCCTCGTATGCCCGTTCCTCATCCTTGGCCTGCTGTGATTGTTCCACCAAAATCCTGTCACCATTTGGTAATTGCTCGTACACCGTTTCTCCGCCATCGGGCGAAACATATATGGGATTGATCCTTCTTGCTTTCCTAGGCATCAGTAATATTTCCTGTGATCAGCACCCGGGTGTGCGTGTCTCATTCCGCCTATCTTTTTGGCATCACCTTTGTGTCTTGGTATGAAGTGTATGTGAGGCCACATGATTGTCTGTCCGGCCGGTATTCCCATGTTCATGCCGATATTAAATCCGTCTATCTTGCCTTTGCTGATCTGCTCATTTCCATAGTCATAGGCCATGCCATAGGTTCTGCCCACAAAGTGCGAATTATTTTCTTTTGGTATGAATAATTTGTGTCCCGGAACGCAGGGATATCGGTCATTGAAAACGAAAGTGAAATCCGACTCCATGATGGGCGTGTCATTGCCCAACCACACGCTCTCGTCTACATTGTCGACGGGTTCATATTCTTTCTTGTAGATAGGTTTTTTCGATGGCATTGGTTTCTATAATTCCTATCTTTATATTACTAGAATTTGGTCTGTGTTGCAACCTGATTTGATCCCAGGTCTTGGTCTTTGGCACTGCTGGGTTGTATTCCCATACGCCCAGTAGATTTACCAGGGCCTTCCTGACCTTCTCCGCACCACCGTGTTTCTTGCAGGTATCAGACCTGCCCACGTGTACCACTTTGTTTCCAATTTTAATTTTGTAGACACATTTCAATCGCACCCACTTGGTCTTGGGGTTCTTGCTGTGCCGTATCTTGAAACCTTCTATGTGGTATAGATCCTCGATGCTGTACCACTTCATGCGATCACTCCCACGAAGTATGCACCAACGATGCAACCCGCGACGCCAAACACCACATCGTCCCAACTCCAGTGTCCCTTGCTCCATAGGTCCAGTGCTTCCTTCAACACTGTCGCCACCAATCCCAGGTATATGAATGGTTGCCATAACACCGCGAACAGTGTCAGGAACATGCCCCAGAAGAAATGCAGTTGCAGATCAAATCTCAGATAGAACAATATTGTTGTTGCAATTCGTTTGTAGAGCTGTTTAATATCTGGCATTCTTGATTCCTAACTGTGCATAAACTTTCTGAACTTTCCGGGCCTGGAAGTAACAGTCCTCCAATGCGTTGTGTAGTCCTGTCCTCTTCTCGTTTGGATCTCTTGGCACCAGACTGAACAGTGTCCTGGAGTCTCTGATCTGCCAGTACTGCCATGGTTGTGGGTGTCCCAGTTGTGTGTATAAATTCTGTAGAATGGCGTAGTCAAACAATGGTCCCTGACACCAGAAAACATCAACGCCTACTGACCACTTGTTGATGGTCCGGATCATGGCGTCCAGACTTATCCTGTCCTTGTCGCCCAAGGCCTCCTCCATTATCTCAGGATCCTGTCTGCCCCACCAGTCCAGTGTGTCCTGCATCACGTCCCTGCCCATTTCTGTCTGTGAGTCAACGTCCACACGGAAGTACATTCCTTGTGAGGGTTCCGCAGTCGTGTATGGATCAAACTTCACACCACCAACGGTCAGTATGGTTGCGTTGGGATTAGTGCTTAAGGTCTCCAGATCTATCATTGCGTGGATCATACACAATTATACTATGGAAACGTGGTAATGTCAATTAGGCGTCGTCGCCGATCTTGTAGTGGTCCTGGTATTCCTTGAACTGTGCTTCTGTTAGGCACCATATCTCACCTGAGCTCTGTGGGAAATTGATCATTGCGTATTCCTTAACTTCCGCACCAGAGGCCTCACACAATGCTTTGGTGTCGTAAAGTTTCTGCTCGTAAACGCTCTCACAGGCTCCCGCCATGCACATGTAGACCACTAAAATAAACTTCATAAAAGTATTTAAGATAAGGTAAAATTGATAAAACTAGCACATCTGTATGTTGGTAAATACACGCACATTATGGATTTCGTGACATTCATCGCAGAAGTGGGTTTCCCAATAGCAGGTGCCATAGCGGCAGGTGCCTTCGTGTTCATCACATTGAAATTCATCCTGGCCAGCGTGACGGGATCTGTGAACAGTCTGAAAGCCATAATTGGAGCACTGGACAACAGGGTGCAGACCATGAACAATGATCTAGTCAAGATTGATGCACTGTTGAGTTACGTATTAAAGATCAGACCAAACGCTGACAGGTTGGCCGCAAACGAGGGCAAGAATGATGCTAGACGCGACTAACGATCTCGTGACAATGATCAAGGATTTTGGCTTCCCTATCGTGGCCGCGATGGGTCTAGGTTACTTCGTTTATTACATTTGGAAGTGGGT